AGACACGATAGCTACGTGGCATATGGAATTGATTGTCTGCGGCCTGAATAAAAAACCCGGCGACAGGCCGGGAAGATGAGGGTAAGGCAATGTCGGCTCTCTGGCCGTAAATACCTTGGCTGGTATTGGCTCGCCTGGCTGGATTCGAACCAGCGACCAACCGCTTAGAAGGCGGGTGCTCTTTCCTCTGAGCTACAGGCAATAAAAAAGGCCGCCTGAGCGACCTGTTTGTTGAGTTGCACATTCACCACATTTTAAGCCCACGCAAAAAGCCTCTTAGGCCTTCAGCGTGCCTCCTGTAATGCGATGTGCACTCATCGATAACATCATGAGCTGACACAAAGCGAAGCGACTTACAACCGACCTCTTTGTGCAACTTGTTTTTGACGTTGAATATTCGAACACTAAAAGCATCATCCACCTTTCTGATTTCGTAACGATAGGTGATGTTGTTAGTGCCGCCAACATAAAGCTGGAAGTTCTTCATGATGAGGCCTCTCTGTTTTCACTGGAGGCCATATTTTACATAAGTAAAAAAAGATTATTAACTTTTAAAGACCACTTGGTTTATATAAAGCACAAAAAACAAAGCCCCGCACGGTGGCGAGGCTCTTAATTCTTTGTCGACCTACGAAGATATGGCGACGATATCAGATTTACATGAAATATATGCGTTTCAGTTCGGTTTTGCAAGACTTACATCTAAATTTGTCGCCTTTTGTTGTGAACGTGATCGCGTTACAGAGATAAGCGCACCGCTATCGAGTCGCTTAAAGTTGTTGCGCATAGCCAGCCAGTGAGGCAAATACGTTTCTGTCCAAGTGGATTTAGCCACGCCCGCCAGTTCCGCCAGCGCCTGGTATTCATACGTTTCCCGCCCCGCCAGCTCTGCTTTCACGTCCTGCGCCGCCAGCCAGATAAGCTTCTTCAGGCGTTCCATCGTCTTGCCGACCACTTTCTTCGTGCTGAGCTGTTCCCGGAACTCTTCCCACGCCCACTGGGTGATCGACACCTGGTATTCAAAGCGGGTGTTCTCGCTGTAGTTCCACAGTAGCCACGCTTTCTGATGTTCTTCCAGAGACAGGACAGCACGGCGCCAGGATGCCGTAACGAACTCCAACGGGCCCACCAGCGCGATGGATGATCCCTTAGCGCGGGACTGGTTGCCGCTCATCGGCGGGCCGTCAGGGTTAACTTTCCGGCCGGTGACCGGGTCGGTGATTTTCTTCCGGCCCCGGCTGCGCACCGTCGCGGTGAATTGCGCGTTCTCGGCGAAAGCTACCAGCTGCCCTTTCGTCGCCCCGCTCAGATCTGCGGTCGCCACCATGATCTGCTGACGTACGTATTCCAGTTGCTGACTGTTCATCATGCGGCTTCCTTCTGTGGCTGGTTTGTTTTTGTCTGGCTGTGCTTTGCTACTGGCGGCATGCTGGCGCGCTTTACGCTTTCGGCCTGGTACCGCAGGAAGTCTGTGTGGTTCATTCGGCCTCCAGTTCGGTGATGGTCAGTTCAAGCCTGCCGCCTTTGACGATCGGCATTCTCTTCACGCTGTAGTAATCAACCTGCTGGTCATCGAGCCAGAAACCGGATTTCGTCAGGGCATCGAATGCGGCCTTTTGTAGATTGTCCAGGTCCCGGCGGCGGCGATCCGGCATGTGGCACTCGATACGGATTTTCACGGGCGTGGTCAGGCCGATATCGAGCATTGAGTCTTTGATAATTCTGGCGACGCTGTCTCGGTACGCCTGCCCTTCTGCGCTGATGTGCGTGCGCCCGCGATTATGCCGATAGTAGCGGTTGTTGCTCGGCGGCCATGGGAGACTGATGCGATATTCATTCATGCTTTTACGAGCCCCTCTTTAAGCCAGATGACCTGAGTGCGAGCCATGCCTTCCAGCGCGCACTCCTTTGCATATTCCGCATCGACCAGGCGGGTGCGGCGATCAATCTCGTCGTGGCAACTGCTGCATGCGATGGTGGCGATCAAGTCAGGCGGCTTGATTCCGGTACCGCAGAGGCCAGCAATACGGATATGCGCCAGCACTGAGGTTTCAGCATCGCCGTTGCAAACTCCGGGGATCCGCACCTGACATTCGCGGCCGCGTGCGGCTTTGCATAAATTAGCCATGCGCCCTCCGTGCCGCGAGACGCAGCCATTTCCGATCCACCAGGCGAGCGGTGTAGTCTTTCAGGGTCGGGATGTCGGACGGCTTAACCGCGGGCTTACGCTGGCGGCGCGCCGGAACGTTGAAGATGTGATTTGTGATAACGCGTGCGAGAGGATTACCCACGGGAAGCCCTCCACTCTTGCGCCCAGGCGATGCGCTTACTGGATGCTTCGGAGAACTTCACACCGCGGTCGGTGCCGAACCAGTAAATCGCCTCGATGACATCGACCATGTAGCGCTTGCTTGATTTGGATGTGCGGACGCCGAAATAAACGCGGCCGCCATTGATGCCAGGCGCGGATTTCTGTTCCTGGTCCTGTGTCTGGTTTACCAGAACGGTGATCAGGTCCTTCCATTCCTCGCGGGTCAGCTTTTCGCCGTGCCAGACAACCTGGTCAGACAGGTCCTTCAGCAATGGCCACATAAGACGATTTTGCTTGTCTGTGCGGGTCTCTTCCCGGGTCTCGACCACCATCGGCGCACGAGGGTTTACCGGCAGGGTGCGAATGTACGCGATGAGGTTGTCTTTAACGGTGTCATTAACGATGCAGTAGTGCTGTTTCATACGCCACCTCCGAGAGGTAACGCAGAATGCAGAGAATCGCAGTTGCATTTCTGCATCTGTGACAAGGTGAGGAGTTCAGATTGTGGTCGCATTTAAGTCCCCTTAAATGCGCAGAAGTCACCGAAGTTGTTCATGCTCCGATGACATGATTATGGCCGGTTGATTATGGGAAATCAAACAGCTTCTCTTTTATTTCTTGCTGATAAAAGGCTCGATAGTAGGCTATATCCTTTACCAATTAATTCTTCTTGCTCTTTAGGCTCTCCACTCATTACTTCATATTTGTTAGCGTGTAAAAGATTGTGTCGAAGCCTAATAACGACCATCAAGCACACCGACAACATTGCCTCAACATTCCCTTCAGCCTTGTTTAAATAGGAATCGATCTCTTCAGCCCATCCAGAAAGATCTTCTCCTTCCTCCTGCATGGTGAGGGCATGCAATCGCTCTCTGGCCCGATCTCCACTGACATATCTACGCTTAAAATACTCAAAAACATCAGCGATTGCTGGATTGCAATCGTCTTTGACTATATCAAGGATATTTTTACTATATTGATCGCTGTTTCTAATGTTGCAAAATCTCGAAAAGAAAAGTTTTTCGCTATAATAAAACGCCATAGTAAACTTCATTGATATTTCAATTAACTCTGGCGGATATGGATTCCGAACACCTAATTCCTTAACAATAAAGCCATAATCCATAAAACCACCCACTTAATATTTAAAAAGTCATTAACAAAACAGAGACAAAAATTTATTAAAGATTACTTTGCCACCGTTCAAACCACTATAAGCGCATTCTGAATAATTGCTAAGGAATGCACTACAGTTGCGTTGCAAAGTATTTTCTTATTAAAACTTCTTAATGCCCTCGCTCCCTTTTACCAAAGGCATATCCTAAGGCAAGAGTTATTATTGGTGTAAATATTGACCAAATATCTTTTAAATCAGAAACAATATCAACCTTATCAGGTTTATTTTCAGAAATTAGAAAATACCCAAACAACACTATTATTGCCATACTAAAAAATGCTGCAAGATTAAAGCAATATTTAAGTGTCATCCATATAAATGAATCTCTTGCATGTTCTCCAGTACCGATCTGAGCAGCAATAGTTCCCGGAGAAGACATCCCCAAATTTGAATTATTACTTACTGACGGCTTAGCACTCTTAACAGCCGAGACTTCTAGACTAGTTTCGACTTCACCCAATGAAGGCTTTATTATTTCAGTCATTACTCATCCTCATAGAAAGAGTATAGAAGTTGTGAAACCAGATCGCCACCTACTGATCTATGAACTTCTAACTTCCATGACATGTATATTTTCTTGCCATCAGGCTTTAAGCCTATTTCAAAAGGCTTTAGCATGCCAGTATAGCCAGAATCAATGCCAATTTGGTCTGAAAATTTATAAGGTTGCTTCATAACTACAACCCCATCTTCAATACCTATTGTAAAGTCAGGCATCTTAACAGGAGGCTGGCCGCCAGGTGGATCTAGAAATAATTTAATTTCTAAGTTTACTCTTAGACCAATATAATTAAAATTAAAAACAATTTGATTAGCGGATGTAAAAGCGCTATTAAAAATACCGGATCCTACTAACTTTTTACCTTCAGACGTAACTGAAACAATCATATTACCCACCGATAATTAAACTATAGCTTAACATATAATCATTACGACTAAGCCACTTAGCATCATTTTAGTGATTATCTTCGGCTTGAGGTAGATAAATCAATAAATTTTAACTCTCTAGGCTTTACCCTTAAGCAAGGAGACGTACCAAGCGTTCCAGATGTGGTCAAATTCTGACGTGGTGCTTTAATCACCGTCGAGCATTTCACCTGCTTTTACCAAAACTGCCGGCTCAGCGTAAAACGCCTGGCAAATCCACCCAGACCATTGCGCGCCTTCAGCTCGTTCATCAACCTCTGGGAGAACAAGCGTAACCTCGTTCTGGTGTTTTCTGTATGACCACAACTAGGTAACAGGCTCGGACTTGGCAGCCGCTGGCGGGGCGAAGTAAAGCGGAACGCATCCTTCCCCAGGTTCTGCATAGACAGAGCATGACTCTATACCGCCTGACTTGAGGAGTTCAGAATATTCAGTGTCGATGTAGCCAACAGGCTCCGCTTCAATCGCTACCAATGCAATCTTCATCGCAGCCAGTGCCATGGCCGCATCTTAATTTATAGCGCCGGGCACAGAATCGCGCACTTCTTCAAGCTCCAAAATGGTCTTTAGGAGCCATTCTTTTAGGGTAGTGCTCATTGGGTGGCCTCCTGCATGGCTGGGTCTGCTGGTAATGTCATGTGCGGTACTTCAATCAGTTCTGCCCGAGCATCAGCCGTGTTCAGCGCCATTAATGCGACGATACGCTTCTGCTCAGCATCCATTCGCAATGCTACTGTCTTGCCATTCAAATTGAAGAACACCGCAACGTTTTTGATATCTTCGATTTTCATACCCCTACCCTCCCCCAAACCATCAATACCCTTCTCATCGCCGGACTGTTGCGGCACTCCTGGAAGATCACGTTTGTCTCTGTGCGCTGCACCAGCTTCGAATTTCCCTTCGGCATAGCCGGTATGGTTTCCGGTGCGTATTTCATGCCGTAGCTGGTCAGCCGCTCCAGCCGCTGGCCATGCTTACCTTCGAACTCGATCAGGCCGTCTGCAAACCACGTGCTTA